TTTGTTGATGCTTTTGGATCTGAAAATCTAAACGTTGGACTTAATTTAGATCCAATATTTAAATAGCATGCGGCTGATTTGTTGTCAAAGGGATTGACGACAGCTTGATAAATACCGACGACAATCCCGGGACGACGCATCTTCGAATCCTCTTCCTCAATATTGGTGGTTCGTGCAAATCTTTCCAAACGAGCATCTTCTAAAAGCATAAAAGTCGTTGAGGTGTCATTGACTTTTGCTGTTTTCCAGGAATATTTTTGGTACTCCACATCAGGAAGGATATCACCGACCTTTATGTTTCGAACGTCTGGAAGCCACGCATAAAATAGTTCTCCCATGAACATGGGTTGTCCAATGAGATGGTATCGCAATTGTAAAGCTCCAACGAACATATTATGCAAGTCAGCTAAGGTGCTAATGTATGGATTAAGACGAGTTGGATCATATGCATCGACTGCCAAGATTGTACCCCGCGGAACTAATTGATTAATAGGAAGTTGCGGAGTATGATCAACGCATTGGCGATAAGCAAGATCAAGAATCGTAAAGTCGATACCTGTAAATCCCAACATATCTGGAGGACCAAGAAGATTAGGTTGCTCAGCTATTTCTGTTGGCTGACCAAGCATTGTTGTTGGTGATTCTTCCAATCGAGGTGGAGCCATCATTTGTGGAGTAAGTTCAATGGAAGGTGGAGGCACTGAATTTGGTTGTGCCACTGCTGATAAGCCTGCACTTGATGTCGAGAGATTTCCTACTGCTGACTGATTTCTGTCTTGACGCATGCTGGTAATAATTTCAATGTCAGAGATGCCAGCTATGTCGTCGCATCCAAGAGAAATGTGATCGAGAGCTTGAGTTATTACTTCCTCGTCACTTGGTTGATTAATGACGATCGCTACGTCTTTCTCTTCGCGGTGTTGGTATTGGTTATACAAGTCAGCTCGAGCAGTGTAAACCGCTATTTCGAGATCTTCATCTCGTCCGATTGCCTGAATGTCGTCTGTTGGTATTGTGATCATACATAAATATGATTGCTTATCAAAAACTCTTATTTCTGAGGCACCAACTGCTTGTATCTTCTGCTTGCAAAAGCGGAATAATGACTCCTTTGGAACGATGCGCTGAATGTGATGCGCATCAACAAGAGCTTTATAAGCTGAAAACTTACTAGCTTTCTTGTTGACTCCAGTTCCACTGAATGTCTCGTCTCTTCCGCGCCATTTGACTGAAATGGCACACTTAGACGGAATGTCATCATCTACTTTTGGTGATGTATGCTCGATAATATCGGGCTTTGCAATTTTATAGTGATTGCACCACTCTTCGACAAGAATTACTGGTGAAGTATTCATCTGGTTCGAATCTTTATTTTCAGAGATTTGTAAAATTCTTTTAAACATACT